GGAGTGGGTTGCCGGGGTCACAATCGGCTGGTCGAGCCATCTATTTTGCTCCAACTTCGGAAGAGGCAGCCACATGGGCAGGCCGGGGTGGTCGTATGGGTGGGGCAGTGGAAGTTCCGAGCGAAACGGTTCGCACCATGGAATATAAACCTTTGGAGCAAGATTATTACGATTATAAAGGGCCACCCGGAACATTCCGAACTGGCCCGTCTGAACAGCTTCAACCCGTTACTTATGCAGATCCCGAAACGGGGCTCATTGAATCATATGATCCGGGTGATGTGTACCCAGTCTTTGTGAAGATGGAGTCACCACTAAACCTAAATAAGCCCATTAAAGATTCATTCGAGGACATCGGAAAAATTCTGGCGATTCAAGCGGAGGCTCGAGAACGAGACTTAAAGATAGCGCGAAGGCTAGGGGGTACGTGGGAAGAAAGTGTTGTTCAGCAGTATGATTATATGGATCAGCGTTTCATAGAAGTAGTATACCCACAGCGGGCACTACCGGACTGGCGACGTAAAGAGCTAGAATTTAAAGTAATGTACGAGAAGGAAGTAGCTGGGCTTAAAAAAGATTTGGCCAATTTCGATCGCGGTGCAGAGCGCTTTCCCTTCCATACAGAAGGTGCTCGCATGGAAGCACAGCAGGAAATTGTAGAGGAGTTGGCAGAGGCAGAACGCGAATTGGCAGAAGCTTTGGTTAATCTTGATCTTCTAGCTCGTGGAGATCCTGCCGCGCTTCGAGCATACCAGCGCGCAAAAGGTATATCGGTTGATGATTCACTAGGTGTCTTGTTTGGGGATGATGGCTTAATGGGAACGCCGTCAAATATATCTGACCTGTTCCTAAAGCATGGGTATGACGGCATTATTTCTAGTGATTGGAATCTCCCAGAAGTTATTGTCTTTGACCCAAAACAAGTAAAATCGCAGTTTAACCGTGGGACATTCGATCCCAAGGACCCCCGAATCATGTATGGGGCAGGCGGGGCAGCCGCCGCAGCAGAGAAGACCAAGGAACAGAAGTGAGCACACCAAGCCCACAGCAGGTTCTGAGTTATCTTCAGAATCCCTCGGTTTCACTTCCAGCCCTGGGCAAGGTACACGACCAGAAGACTGGTCAGTTTATGACGTATGATCCGAAGCGGATCACAGAAAAGCTTCAGGTAGAGATTCTCGACTATTTGTCCAATACACCTCGGACCTCTGATGGGCAGACAAAGTTTCTCACCATCTTGACCGCCCGGCAGATGGGGAAGAGCCTCACATCTGAGTATGGATGCTACCCAAAGGCAGCGTTCAACCCCGGCTGGGACCATGTGTGCATCGCTGATACGGGAGACCGGGCCGAGTACCTCCATAAGAGGGTCCACCACCTCCACGAGCAGTGGCCTAAGAAGGCCCGGAGCCGCACAATCCCCTCTCGAGAAAGTCGTCAGCTTACTTTCCGACAACTTGAGGGAGGAAAAATGCGTATTCTCAGTGCCGAAGCTGGCGCTGTGGGTATTGGTCAGTCGCCCGACTCGTTTCACGCCTCGGAATGTCCATTTTGGGCAGACTTCGCTGGATCGATGTTCCTCATCTGGCCATCACTGATGAACCGGGACAACGCACTCGTGATTTTCGAGGCAACTCCCTGGGAAGCCCGCTCAGATTGGCACGAGCACTGCACTGAAGCAGCAAAAGGGCTTGGTCGGCACCTGTATAAGTTCTTTCCCTACTGGGATGGCAAGTTGAACTCTCGTCCCTGGGCAAAGACGGAGACATTGACCAACGAAGAGATCGATCTTCTCAATCGATACGGCAAAGATGGCATGACGAAGGAGAATTTAGCCTTCAGACGTCTCATGTTGGACACAGACCAGCAATTACGCCGTAAGCCTGAGCTTTTTGACGTCTTTTACCCGTCGGATGACATCTCTTGTTGGATCATCAGCACAAATGCAGCCATTCCAGCCCATGCACTCGAGAGACATCTGGAGAAGGAAATGACTGCTTGGAAGGGCCCATATATGGAATATGAGCCCCCAGAAGAGGGTGCGGTGTACGTAATCGGGGCCGATCCGTCCGGTCATGCGGCCCGAGACCACGCTTCTTTCCAAGTTTTGAAGTGCTATGACGGCGAATGGACCCAAGTGGCCACTTTTGCTGAGCACATCGACCCATTAAGCTTCTCACGGAAGCTCGTGGCCGTTGGAGAGCGCTATAACCGCGCAAATATTGTTGTAGAATCCAACGGTGTCGGTCAGGGTGTCCTGACGCTGCTTAGAGACTGGGATTACCCCAATCTGTTCTATGAGAAGAAGCGGAGACCCGGTTTTACGACTACAGCCAAGAGCCTGGACCAAACCATCGGATATTTGGTCGATGCGCTGCTAGATGATCTTCATTTGAACGATGCGGACACTTTGCACCAGCTTATGAGCTATAAAAACGACAAGCGAATTGAAGAGGGTGCTGGGAGTGAAATTGCTCGGGGTGAGCCCAATCGGCGGCGTCGTGAGCGGCATCACTGGGATAAGGTCAGCGCATTGATGATGGCTTTGGTCGGAGCGCGCTGGGCACCCCGTAGGCAGAAACCTCAGTATGATGAGGAAGGAAATAACGTCATCGAGTTCCGAAACTGGAGCTATGACGAAAAAACTCAGATGGCTAAGGGCAAGCGCCGCGCTGCCCGCACAAAATACTGGATTTGAGAGAAGATACTAATGACGCTTGATCCTAAGACTTTTAAGTCCATCATTGATGCCCATGTCACTAAGGCCAACAAGGAACATGAGCGTTGGGATAAATGGCGTTCTTGGTATCGATCTGAGTATTGGGGCGAGTTGCAGCAGGGGATGGATACAAACGATCCTCTTCTTGTTGAGAACAACTACCTCTATGCCTTTACGGATACGATGGTTGCGAGCGTTACTCCACCGACGCCTCGAGTGACGTGCCTGCCCAGGAAGCGCGATGACGAAACCATGCTTGCCGCCAGATATCGGGAAGCGTTGGTCAACGATGCGCTCTACCGAGGAAAAGCGCATGAAGTGCTCTGGAAGATGTCCACGCAGACATCTGTGTATGGGCGCTCGATTGTAAAGACGGTCTGGAACTTTAATAAGAACCGGCCAGACTTTATTGTATTAGATCCCAGCTATTTCTTCTTTGACATGAGCGTTAGCCGGTGGGCAGACATTCGCTATGCTATCGAAGTTACTACGCTCACCAAGGCTGAGTTCTTTGCTCGTACTAGTCGTCGCGTTCGTACTCGCAGCCGCACTATGCAATATGATTCGGGAATTGCCCGAAAGGCTCAATTTGGGTCAATGCCCCGTTGGCTGCTTGATTCAGAAGAAGCCACCTACGTCTCAACCAACGATGAAATAAGAGACGTCTTTGAGTGGGTGACCGTCTATGAAGTTTATGACTTTACGACGAACCGCTACTACCACATGCTCGAAGATGTTGAGGAGCCGTTGTTTATTGGGGATCTTCCCTACGTTTTTGTCCGAAACCCGTTTGCTGTGCTGACCTTTAATGACAACATGTCGGATATTGGCGGCATGTCAGATAGCCAGCTTGTAGAGCGGCAGCAGAGGCGCCTCAATGAACTCGATACCCTGGAGTTGCGTCATGCTCAGGCGAGTATTCCCATCACGGTTATTAATGAAGCCCTATGTGACCAACCCGAGGATTTCGCGGATCAGGTCGCGACGGCAACAAGCCCAGGTGATGTTGTACGCCTACACGGCAAAAATGCGGCTCCGCTTGGCGATATCCTTGGCAACACGCCTACAACCGCTTTGTCACCGAGCTTTGCTGAGATCCGCGACCGGATTGAATCATCCATCCAATTCGTCTTAGGCATTCCAGAGTATGCGCGCGGCGTTGCAGGGACGGCGGAAGTAGCTACCGAGTTGGCTCTTGTGGACTCTGCGATGCGCACACGACTCGGCCGTCGTACAAAGCTTATTGGAACAGTTCTCCGCCATATGTCCGAGAGCATCGTCGGTTTGTACGAAGCGTTTCTATCGGACATGGAAGATATTCCAGCCCGCCTCTCCGGCACTGAGGCGTGGGCGGTGGCTCTAAAGCATCGTGTTGCTCG